ATTTAAAACACCGTTATATGCAGCAGAGACACCGTTTGATAGATAAACTACTCTGAGACTTGAAACTTTACTCCACCCGCAATATTTTCCTCCAGCTGCACTGAGTACTCCAATCGCATGGGCATCGAAAAATTCGGTGTTGTTTGTAATTTGATCGTTGTCAACAAGAGCGTTGTCGTAGTCAGTCCAGTTTGTTTTTACGAATCGACTTGCCGAATCATCTTCGTTTAAAAAGTCCGGGTGATTCACATAAGAATCATAAGTATTAGAAGGAATGCCTGCTTCAATAGCAACTATATCGACGTACTCGCCTGCGTAGTTTTGAGTTATTGTCGAGGACATTTCAGCATCTTCGCCACCAGTCGTAAAAAATCCTACTGGTCCTGTATTTCCAGATATGTCAACACCGCCAGTAAACCAGAAGTTAGTACCAGAATAATCTGCGCCATTTACACCCGAAGGATTTAATCTTGTCTTAAGTGTTGTACTTCGAGAATATTCAGGAGTTACTGGATAAGCGGTAGGTGTTACTCTTAGTTCTTCTTCAACGTCAATAACAAGGTCGCTAAGCTTGAGTGACTCAACTTCTGCTTCTGTAAGCTTCATTGAAATAATACTGTCGAAGTTATTCAAGTTACTGTGCACCTGCATTCCTGCCGCGGGGCCAGTAGTCAAGAAAGCTGTTTCGTCAGTTCCTGGTTGAAGAATGACAGTGTATATTTTTTTGTCCATGCATTAAGTCTCTAGTTTTAATGCTGTGAGCGTTACTGTGACTGTTCCTGTGCTTCCTGAGTTGTTAGTGATAGATACCGGAATTGTTGTTTCTCCATCATCAACGTATCCATAAACAGCAGGTGTTACTTTAAACTCTGTGTTAGCTGAAGTTGCTACGAACTCAGCGATGATGCCGGCTCCTTCAGGAGGATCATCACCTTGGTTGCGGCTAGCGTCAGCGGTACGTGAAGCTGTATCTGAATAGATTCGAATCCACGCTTCCTTGTCAGTTTGTACTGTGTATAGAGCGTAAGATTTACCTAGATTAGCATAAGCTACGTTTCCTGTAGCACCATCTGCGATACTTGCGGTTGTTTCGGCTTCTGTAACTCGAGACAGTGATACGCCACCTCCGCCACCACCAGCTGCAGCTTCTATAGTGAGTGTTCCATTCATACCACCATGGTTTTGACACTGATACGCGTAGTCTCCAGATATTGATGCTGGAACTTTCCAATACAATGTACCTGATGTCTTGCCTTGAGCACTAGTGTCAGTCGTTACTGTTCCGTCAGTCGCTACGTGAACGAGGCCTGTGCTGTAATTCGAACCACCGCTTGTTTGAATTAAGAACGGGTGGCTTGAAACCGCTGAAAGATCGAAAGCGATAGTTGTTCCGGCTTTCGCATAAACTGTAGGATTGTCAGTTGTTCCGTATTGATCAAAGCGATATGCAGAAGTACCGTTTGCTGTTACGACAAGTGTTGTTGCTGCTTGTCTTCCAATATCGTGTACGTCTAAATCAGCCGTATCAATTTCGGTAAGAGCAGCAAATGTAGTTGAACCGCTGCCTGCGCTAGGATCAACCCAATCGTAGTCAGAACCGGTCCAACTTAAAACTTGACCTGTAGTAGCAGTTGATGTGTTTAAGTGCGTGTCGACGTTACCATCAGTATATCCAGATCCTCCGCCGACAGAAACCCAAGCGTAATCTGAACCATTCCAACTTAGAACTTCACTCGCACTAGCAGCAGACGTGTTGAGGTGTGTATCGACGTCTCCGTCACTATAACTACTAGGTGAAGCTGCAGCGATAGTGATAGTATCACTCGAATCATTAGTGGTTATAGTAATATTCGAACCGGCTACGAGTGTAAGTGTATCTGAAGTATTGTCAGCAACAACGTCGTTCTGGCCAGAAACTACTATTGTGCTAAAAGTATTTGAAGAAGAACCACCACCGCCACCGCCGCCCGCAACATCAGTAAGCTTTGCGAGTTTAACCCACTCGGTTGAATTCGAATAGTAAAGATATCCAGTGTCTTGCGCGTATCCTAAACAACCCTTGTAAGTTGAAGCGTTTATTGCTAGTAGCGCAGATTCTGTAGCATAATAGAAAGAGATTTTATGTGGTTTATTAGGAAAATCAAAGTTACCGCTTCCATCAAAAAGCGTAGTAACTGAGTTACCTCCTAGTGCGAAGTATAACTCATTAAAGTTATCGTTTGTTTTATCGAATGCATTACGTAACGGATCACCGGATCCGTCGTTCGCTGATGCTCCGATGTTAATTGTTTGCTTGGCCATAGCGTTAAGTTCCTCGGAATTAATTTAATATTTATTATGGTGTAGGTTCATGATCCGCTGTAACGAACGTCGAGTCAGCAGTAAAGTTAGTAACTGACGCTTCTAGTAAGTTAACATCTGCAAGATCTAGTGGTGAACCTCTTCCGTCATCATTAAAGAATCTAACAAATCGAGCTTTTGTTTCTTGTGGTATCTCGACTTTGTAAATAAAATCGCCGAACATTTTTGTTCCGGCTAAGTGTACATTTTGTTTTAATAACTTTTCGTATTCGCCTTTCGAAAGTGTTGATCTAATCTGATAAGAGTATTCTTGATAGAAATCACTATCTTGTATTTTTTGTCCGGACGCGTAGTAAGTGTACTGATTAACGTACCTCCATATACTAGGATATGTTTCAAACCAAGGTTGTGTTCTTAAGCTTGGGGCTATGATAGTATTCCATCGAGTTACTGAAGCCTCTAGAACATCACTAGCACCAACCGCAAGCTTTAAGAATTGGAGAGAATCACTTGATTGAATAGATCCGTTCATATTGATGTCGCCATAAGCGAATCCGTCTGAAGCTGTAGTGGTCAACCAAGCATCTAGTTCAAGAGGCGATGCGGTTAGTCCTACTGCTACACGCGATACTTGTGTTACAAACTCTTGTGTCGGTAAAATAGGCGTTTCGTCATCATAAGGATCTAACTCAAATCCGTTTAAATGAGATGAATAACTGGCCCAATATCCACTAGTCCTACCCTGCGTGAGCGATCTTATTGTTCCTGATGCTCGAGGGTCGCTACTCGAATTTACAAGAGTTGCTTCTAGACCATCTACATAACCGAATCCTGAATTGTAGATAGCTACTGTTTGAATTCGGCCTATTGCAAACTCTGTATCAGAGTCGATAGTTGCGTTATCGCCAAAAGGTCTACTGTTGTAATCGACATCAACACCGATCACACCGAATTCATCACCATTAGATCTTCGAATATCATAATCACCACTAAACCCGTAGTAATCAAATGGAGTTACGCTCAAGAATCCGAATTCAGTATTGACTTCGGTAATGATACCTTCTATGTTAGAAGTTACTTCTACAATCGTTTCACCTACAGAAAATACACCTGCTGCACCAGGATCAGTCAAGCGAATAAGTTGATTTCGTCGATCTAGAGGTTTAATCACATCATCTTCTGCGACTGCCCAAACTTGGTTTTGATATAAAGAACCTGGAGAAACATTGTCGAATCTCCCTATTCTACCGATAGTGATGTCTTGAATGTCAAAAGCCTGATTTAGAGGAGTCAACAGATTTACAGGAGAAGCGGGTCCCGACATCGGTGCTGCGGTCTCATAGTCAGCAGCGTTGATACTTACACCTAAGAAAGGAGCAACAAGATCTGTGATTAAGCTAGCAGTCGAAGTGTTCGTAAGAGAGCCGACTATAACATCAGTAGTACTGCCGGTGTCAGGATATAAAAGACCCGGAGAAGATTCGTTTTTAGGTACCACACCTACTGGGAAGAATGTGATGTTGATGTCGTTTCCATCTTCATCGAATCGATCTAATGTACTAATTGGAGTACCGAATGAAAAAGCTTGTCCTGAATTCATTCTAACTCCGAGAGAAGTGACGCTTTGGCCGATAACTATACCTTGATTTCCAAGTCCATCTTCAAGTCTTTCATAGACTACGAAGTCTTGACTTGGATTTTCTAAAATGAGAGTCTGATTTGAAACGAGCAATCGAGTATTTTCAACGCTGTAACCATATCCTCCATTTACTAATGTATAGTTAATTTGTCCTGATAGTTGATTTGATATCGAAGTAACGATAGCTTTACCACCTTCGCCGTATTCAGACACGACATCAAGAACATCACCAACTCTGTTTCCAGCAGTAACTGTTCCATCATCGTCAACTAAGAACTCGCTTAACGATCCGTTCACTACGCCGAATTCTACTACTTCACCATTAATGTTCGTAAAGATGTTATCGTATCTTTCAAAGTTTCCTTGAACAGAATCAATATAAACGATCGGTGTTTTAGTTCCGTTTAATAACATCCAGTTAACACGAGATACTGCAGCTTTTGCTCCGGATGCAGAACCAGTAATGTTCTTTGAAATCAGATCTTTATAACTGTATTGCTTCTCTGTCTTAGAAAGAAAAACATTTGTGTTTGGAAATAATTGTAAATAAGTTCCTTGTCTCCAAATCGAGTTAGATATTTTAAGCATCTTCTCAGCAGGATATACGATTTCAACATCGAACTCTTGATAAAATATGGCAAAGAATAATTCGATACCAGCAGGTGTACCTTTACGTCTATACAAGTCAAGAATGTTCTTGACAATGAATGTAACAATGTTTTCTTTAAGTGGAAGATCTGCTAAGAATTTTTTCTTGAAAAAAATTACCATTCTAGACAAAGTAGTATCGATATCACGATACTCGAACATGCGTCTAGACACATAGGTCGACTGATTCGACTGAGTCTCTAAGAACGTGTAATAATCTTTTACAAGTTGAACGAGCTCAGCTCCTTCTTCCTTATAGATGCCAGGAAACTGTTGCTCGATGAATATCGATATATTCTTTTCTATTTCCATCTAAGAGATTCCACTCTTTATGCTGTGCTTGAAGCTGTTGTCGAAGGTGCTCGCTCTTCTAAACTCATATTCACTTTTACATCATTATCTCTAACGATAAAGACTCTGCCTTTCGGTGCTTTAACATCACTCTTCTTAACTCTCGCCATAATCTTAATACCGCTACCTGAAAAACTTTCAACTGCAAAGTTAGATAGTTTTACTTCACCCGTTACATAGTTAACAGTACCAGCGTTAGGATTAATAATCTGAGGATTTGAAGGATCGTCCGTTACAGTCATCATATTACCTAGGCCATCATCTTGCAAGAATACACACACTCCATCAACGTCAAATTCGTTACTTCTGATGGCTGGCTTATATTCAGTAAATCCATTAGAACTTCTGAATGGATATGGCTTAATTAATTCTGCTTCAAACTTAAATGTTGGGCTTGTAACAAGATTTAGAATAGGCGCATACTCGATGATGGGCATGATAGTAATGCTGTTGCTTTGAATACCAACGTCAACATCGTCGATGAGAGAAGAAAGCTTACTCTTACGTAAAGTAGTATTGAAGTTTTCTAAGTTCTCATTTGAATATGATTGCACCGCTGAGCGTATCAAGGTTTCAAGTTGTGCTGCGCCTTTTTCTGTATTCTTATTCGTATAAACTGCATCGATCTCAATGTCTGCGTATACGAATTTAGTTTGAACGAATATTGGTTCGATACCAAGAGGGCTTCGATCACGCAAATATTCGAGATAAGAACTAGATAGTGTCGATGAGATTAATTGAGTCTGATCGTTTAAATAAATCGATATTGCGACTTTACCGAACTGAGGAGGATCGAGTTCTTCACCACCGTAAGCTGAAACCGCTGTAATTTCTGGAAAAGCTTGCTGAAGTAGAACTTCATAGTCGCTAGTAGTAACGGCGCGTTCTTGAATCTGTAAAGCTTTAGGAGCAAAGTATCGAATGCTCTCCATCGACTCTCGCTCTTGCCCACCAGAAGCTGGACTGATCGTTAAAACACTTATAGATGCACCTTCAACAAAACTAGCAGCAAAAGTATTTGCACCGTTCGGCTCAGCACCTGAACAAATACGATATCTTACACGGACATCTTCGAAAGCTTCTGGTTGAAGACCGAACTCGTTTTTACCAAAGTAAATTGCATAACGATCGTCGAGGTAAGCTTCTAAATAGAATACTTTATCTGTAGGTCTTACACCGAATATAGTGTTTGCTCTTGTAAAGACATTCTGATCTTCTGTCGCTTCAGCGTCTACGAATACGACAATAGAATCAGTATCAACTTCGTTGTTTGTAAGTTGCACTCGAAGAATACCGTCCGCATCCACGATGAAGCCTTCACGAGTAAAGCTTGCTAACATTTGTCCTTCAAATATCTCGACGTTGTCTGCAACATAAACGCCAGGTTCGGTACGTCTAGCAACGTATGTTTGATTCGTTACGAAGTTATAGAGTTCGCCTTGGTAGTTAGCTGAAAAGTTTGTGTAGGTGGGAATCGCGATTGTTGAAGCAGTTTGAGTCTCGTCTGTGATTGTTACTTGAACGACTGCTTTCGCTGATTTACGAGATCTTGGAATATAGTTAAGTTCTTTTGCATGAGAAACGATACTGTTCTTTAAGACGGCCGAGTCAAGAAACATCTCGTTAAGAGCCATGTTCGTATAGAAGTTATTTTGAAACGAATTAAACGCTAGAACATCAAGCATAACACTCAAGTTACTACCTTCAAAGTTATAATCTTTGAACTGAGTCTGTGTTTGCAGATATGTTCTAAGCTGTTGTTTGATCGAATCAAAATCTAATTCGGTTATCGGCGTTTTTATACTGGCCATCTTATCTTACCCTTGTTAAAATTAAGTCTAGTGTAACGGGGATGTCTGAATTTCTAACATAGAATTCTACTATCACGCTGACTCGATTGTCGTCGTATTGAGAAGAAGCGGTCACACCAATTAATATCGCTCGCGGCTCATAGGTCTCTATAGTAGTTTTAACTCGGCTCTCAATTAAATTTAAAATACCTGGTGTGATGTTTTCAAATAAAAGACCGCGTATGCCTCCACCGATGAATGGTTGCATGAGTCTCTCACCAGGATCAGTAAGTACTAAATTCTTTATTGATTGTTTAACAGCATCTTCGTCTTTAACGAGCGCTAAATCTTTAGATATAGGACTAATCGTCAGATCTTTCTTAAAATCTGAATATAGATTTTGTTTTTTACTAACTGGTGTTTTTAATGTTAGTGTCATCTTGGAATTTCTCTTATATCTAAGTGAATAGCATCGTCGTATACGACAACACCTTTAAATCCGTGCTTTAAAGCAGCTTCGGTGAAAGCATCAACATCAGTCATATCTTTCTTAATATCTATAACGAAACCACTCAAATGACTATTATCAGGATCGTACTCTTTCTTATCATTCCAGTCTTTGCTATACCAGCCTTCAATAATTGTATATTTGCCGCCGAGCTCATCATATATTCTTTTCAAATATACTTTTACATCTAAATCAATTCGGCTGTAACCGTAGATACCTACACCTTCTTTCTCGTCTTTCCACTCGCCCTCGACCTTGAGCCAGTCAACCTTTCCGGACCATACCTTACCACATGTAGGTAAAGAACCGTACTCAGCTATAGTTATAGGTTCTATAGTTACAGGTTCTTCACCAGTTGGAGTGATTCGCTCTCCGCCGTCCCCGCGCCATAAAGCTCTTAACTTATTTATCGATTCTTTGCGGCGTTCTTCTGATAAACGTATTGCTCCATTTCTAATTGCTGTAGAAGTGTTCATGTTCGAAATATTCTTAAGACGATTTACTATTCGTTGGTGTCTCTGTGTATATTCGTCTAGTGGTCTCTTAATGTCTTTTAGCAGAGCTTCGATGTTCGTAGCAAGAGCGCAGAATCTATATACTAAGAATTGAATCTGTGCGAGAGTAGGACTTTCGAACATACTAACAGCATAATCAATTAAACCACGAATTTTTTGTTTGATCGTTTTCTTATTCTCGTCAGTAAAGAAAGCACAAAGTTGTTCTTTAGTTGTTAAAATCGCTTTAGCGCTAGCGACACCTCCTACTGTAAACTCAGCCATTACGTTTTCTATGTTAAAGTTATTAATTGCGTCGACAACGTCTTGAATGACCTGATCTACTACATCTTCTAGTTTTCTTTTTATTTCGTCGATCAGTTTTTCCTTTATTTCTCCTTCAGCAACCTCTCCGAATCCATCGAAGTTTCTGACTTTATCGATAAAAGCAGCAGCATCAGTAATGATGCCGTCTACAACACCGATCAGATCATAGAAAGCGTCGATTTGCTGGAAAATATTTTCCATTGTCGCGCAAAAGCCACCCATGATGCTCTTAGAGAACGAGTCTTTGTAGTAGTTGTTAAGTTGTCTAGTGAGCTTAATAAAATCTATTTGATCAAGAATATCAGTAGGCGTATAGTTAGCGACTCGCATAAAGTCAGCAGCTTCAAGATTTGTGATGTTTCCTCTATCCCATCTTCCTTTAAGCTCTGGATAGTCTTGTAGAGAATTAGCAACTCTATCTTTAAAATCGTTGTTTATGTAAGCTACTGAATCATAAAATGTATTGCCGTATCTGTTAACCGCGACGCTGATTGGATTGTTATCAGCTTCTGCTATAATGTTAGCGGCAAGCTCGTTTGCAAACACGTCAATCTGATTAAAAGTGAACGCGCCTCTCGCATCAACTGTTGGTCCAGTGGCAGCGGCTAATTTATTTAAAGTCGTTTGATCTGTATAATCTACACATCTAGTCATGATTAACCTCCGACCGGAGTAATTTCACCAGTGACAGGATCAATTACGTAGTTTGATTCGTCAAAAACAGTCTCTACTACTTCAGGTTCTGGTATGTCTACAGGAGGAATTACGATCTCGCCATTCTCACCAAATTGGAAATTAGTGTCATTCGCTTCGTTGATAATGTCGAGAATAGTGTTCTCTCCAGTAATCTTACTAAGACTATCGAAGAATCTCTTATCTCGTGCTGTATCACCAAGAGGTGCTGAGTAACCAGCATTGCTGCCAAAAAGATTATAGTCATTTGCGAGAAGACTGTAAGAAGGACTTACCGGCTCCGGAGCTTGTACGCGCTTGATACCATAACCACCAGTTCCAAGAGGATTAGGAATACCGAGAGCAGCGAAAGGACTCGTTAACACTCCAGTGAAGAAGTCTACGATATTGCCGTTCGGTGAAGGATATGCCCAACCAGAGAACGAAGAACCAGGAACCGGAGGCGGAATAAGCAAGCTTTGTGCAGGTGGTATCTTCAATGGTATCGTCGGAATCGCAATGACCGGAGGAGGCACAACTGCAGGTGTACTTCCGATAGGGCCTGTATAACTTGCAGCTCTAAGACGCACATGATTTGATATTCCGAAAGTAGCTACAGCCGCGCTCATTGCTGTAGCTTGTAGTGTCGTAGCATTAACATTCGTTCCTGTTACTACACCGCCATTGATGATATCTGCATTCCAGAATCCGTTAAAGCTTCCGTATGTCGGAAGACCTGCAAATCCTGCCATATTAATAGTAGTAGCCGTTAAATGGAATCCTGGAGTACTTAGTGAAGCACCATTTAGAGGATTCGGTGGTATCAAACCATGAGCTGACATAATAATGTTGCTCGCCTGCATATGAATATCCATGACCGTCGTGAACTTGATGCTCTTGTTACTGTAAACATCGAAGTTCATTAGAGCTGTATTCTTAATGTTCGCTGAAACGAAATTCAATTGCTTCTCAGCTTCGAATTGAATCTCAGACTTACCAAATAGTGTTAGTGTGTCAGAGTTCGCTTCGATTTTAACATTCGCTGCTCGAGTTTGTAAGCTCGTTCCTGCAATCTGGAATAAGTTCTGACCAACATTTACTTCATGGTTACCATGAACTAAGAGTTTATAGTCGCCCATAATCTCTTCGGTCTTATTACCTTTCACATACACATGGGCATTACCGTTGATTGTTACAACGCT